TGATATCAGCACTGGTGCGCTATACATCGTATGGCGCTCGTCGATTAACACGGCGGGTACATTCATTGCTGGCGTTAACAGCCAGACCTTCGCGCGTCTGCGCTATACCGACTAAAGTCGATTAGAATAAACATTGATTTATTTCAATTTCATGAACTCTACGGCGGATTGCCGCGAATTGCTCATTTGAGATACCGGCGGGGGCCCAGTCGTCCAGACATTTGTTAAATGTGAATATCTTCCTCGTATGAGGAGGAGTTATTACATAACCATGTTTGATGTCGATGCCACGGACTTCGTCCCAATCGACCAAATGTATAGCCGCTGTAGGCGGCCAATGATGTACATCGAAATCATCGAAGATGACTCCTTTGGAGAAGTCTACATCAGACAATTGGTTCCTGTGACTAACGATAGTGGCACCGGGAAGAATGGCTTTGGCCCATTGGGTTTTACCAACCCCGCTTGTACCCCAAATAAACAATACGTGCCAGTCCTCGGGGAGTTCAGGTGCGTGCACGAACTCACTCAATGGACGGGCAGGAACAAGATGACGAGTCTTCTTGTTCCGATGACTCACCAAGTTGCGATTGATTGAGTCCAGTTTCTGAACATAGTCCGCGGGCGCGTTTAGCCGGACGAAGTCCAGCGCAGCGTCCACCGATACCTGAGTAGCGATCTCCGTCGCTTCCAGATACACTTCGTTCCGACTCCTCTTGAGTGTCGGCGGAGGACCCACAATCAGTGGATTGGGATCCTCCTTCATAACGTAGTTCCACATGTTCATCATGCTCTGCGCTAGGCTGCCAATTTTCCGGTTCGCGGTTCTTACGTTTGGGTGCGAACCCAAGATTGCAAAGGCCGATGGCCGCTTGTCTATCTTCTTCTGATAGATCACACACGCGTGGTAGTGCGTCCCCCCGTCTTGGTGGGCTTCTTGACCCACTGCTAGACTCAGAAGATCCCCGATCGTCTCGAGATGAGCTTGAATGATCTCCTTGCTTAGCTGTGGTGCTTGGGACCACGTGAGCAGGAGACATTTTGCCTGGACCCGGCCAGTAGACGTAGGTGCGGACTGCTCCAAATTCGCTCCAGGCGGTAGCGGGGTAGCTTCCGAGTGCTCCGGCTGGGATGAGTAGGTAGTCAGTGGACTTAGCATTTGCGGGTCCATTGTCTCCTGCGACTTTGCGATACCGTCCAGCGGTAATGGCAAAGCAGGTAAGGCGGGTACGTTCGGGAGTGGCCATTGTAAGTAGTCGTCCTCTAGGTTGTTCAGATCAAAAAAATCCATATACTCTCTGTTGTAAAATTAATTAAATTAATTTAGTTCCTCCAATTAAATTTATTTGTTGGAGGAAAACCTGGTTTTTTGCAAAATAAAATCAGGAATTTAAATTCTGTGCAGACGTCTGCACAAAATAATAAATTAATTAATGAAGTATTTTCAGTGTAGAGTTTGCTTTCGTGTGTTTAACACTAAGAAATCACTCAAAAACCACAAACATTAATGCCAAAGGGTAAGAGACCAAAGTGGGTACCACCCAAGCATTGGGTGAATTGGTCAAGTACTAAGGAAGGGTTGTACACAACGAGTGGTACATGTCGTGCTTGTCAAGGACATTTCACTACGCATCGTAGTGGATGTAAGAAAAAGCCGATAGTGTATTGTACGCACGGACCGGACTGTCCATGGTTTGGGACGTATTATGATGTACAATTTTGTAATTGCAAAATAAAAAAGGTTAAAAAGTAACACGTACTTGCCGAAGGCACCAGATTATATTCTCGGAGTAAAACAAACACTGCATTTACATTACTTGAAAAGTCGTTCGCGCGCCCTGCAAGGGCGTCAGTCCTCTATGACAATAGATTAGCCCTATCAATTACACTTAGCGATCTCCAGTTTCGTCCATTGGCCACATGAATTGCTCTTCGGGCCACAAATTTAGTCCAACTATAGCCTCCTCTAATCTCAGAGATGCGCACCGTGACTCGGCGGACTCCACGTCTGCCAGGTAGGTGAGTCCAATTGCGGTCAAAGTCCACGCGGCAAGTGAGCTTGCCAAGCCGGTCGAACCTTGGTTCGCTGGCTGAAATAATAGACCCACCGAGACGGGTGATGAGGATCGCCCGTTGTTCGGATAAGTTATCCACTCTATCGAGAAGTCTCCATTCATCGGGAGAAATTTCCATTTTATGAGTTTACTCTAAAATTTTTCTATATATATTATCTATTTCGTGGAGGATGGAGTAACTATTCCTCTAATTTTTTTTTTTAATATTTTTTTCCCGCCTTTAAGATTCTGCGGGAAAAAAAAACAAAAAAAAATATACGAAGTATATACAACAGATAGTATGTCTACATACTCAAAGAAACGTAAGTTTGATGGGAAACCGGGCTCTTCGAAGAAGGCCCGGAAATCATCGTATGCCCCGACGTCGAGCGTTGCTCGGCGTTCGACGGGCATGCGGGTTGTACCTCGGCAGAGGTTTGGTGAGGTCAAGGGAGTTGACACACTCCTGACCCTCACACCTATCATCGCTTCGACCAACACGAACGGGTCGATTCAGGTTATTAACCTGATCGCACCCGGGTCCGGTTCTTTCAACCGGATTGGGCGTAAGGTGTACCTCAAGTCATTGAGGATCAAGGGGTACCTCGATGCTGCAATCACTTCGGTGGCGGCGAGCTCGGACCTAAGCGGAGGTGTGGTGCGCATGGTGGTGGTGTGGGATAGGCAACCGTCCTCGGGTGCTATCCCTAACTTCAACGACATCTTTGGTGTGACGGATCAGGCCGGCACGGAGAGCTCTACCATTATGGCACCCATAAGGTATGACAATATGGATCGCTTCAAGATCCTGAAGGAGTGTACTTGGAACTTCAATCCCGAGGCGATTTCGCCGAACGCGGGTGACGTGTTGAACATCCAGAAGGCGTTTGACGAATATGTCAAGCTCAGTGGGCAGGAGACTGTCTTCTCGGGGCAGACTGCCACGCAAACCATTGCTGATATCAGCACTGGTGCGCTATACATCGTATGGCGCTCGTCGATTAACACGGCGGGTACATTCATTGCTGGCGTTAACAGCCAGACCTTCGCGCGTCTGCGCTATACCGACTAAAGTCGA